CCTCGGACAGCAGCAGCAGGGTTTCTTGTTAATGCTGCTCCCAGTGGATACGTCCGACCAACAATTAATCTATTAACGGGGTTGCCATTTTCATCTTGGCCCTTACCCCCTAAACCCTTGATATATTGCTTAAGGTCTTCTTTTTCGGCACCTTCCGCTATGGTTGAATTTTCTAACAAATTAGACCCTACCGCGACCTCAAAATCTCTAAAGGCAAGCTCCCAGCTAGTAGATATGCTTTGATAGTCTTCGCTTTCTTTTTCGGAAGCCTCTTCAATCGCTTCTGCTAGCTCTGGATATACCTGCTTGTAGATTAAGCCTGCCGCGTTTATGTAAAAAGGTTCTTTTTTGTTGGCGTAAGATTCAATATCGTTATTTTTAAAGTCAAACTCTCGGTCAGAGAAAGACGCATTGATCATATGACCAACTATTTTATCTTTTTTATGCTCAATATTAATTGGCTTATTGATAAATCTTTTTACAGCGGCTATGGCAGTTTTAGCGTCAATACCATCTCCATTTTTATTGAATTCATTAACTTTTGCCAAATTAAAGACAACAGGTAATACATCAATGTTTTCTTCAGGATCAAAATCATTAGGCAGCAGTGATTGCGCTGCGTCGTTGATAGCTCCCTTCGAAAGACCAAATGACTCAAACTCTTTATCGCTTATTTTCTTTACGGTGCCTTCAAAATGGCAAATTTGAAAATCATTCAATGACATATCTTCTCTTACACAGAAATTTGAGTAGAATGATATAAAATCGCAGAAGACAGGTCATCTAGTTGATGCTCAGATCCGAGAGCTAATACCTTTTCATGCACATTTAAGTCTGTCAGCTTATCTAAATCTTCGACAATACCCGCTAAGGTTACCTCCCAGTCGCCAGCATCTTTGGCTATCACAATTGATTCACACACCTGAGTTACCATCTCTTTTTTTTGCTTAGACATTCTCTTAATCCCAAATTTGGTAGCAAATTCACGAAAAGCTAATAGCTCAAACTCATTCAGCCTTTTGGTCGCTTCTATGATGTGTTTCTTTGAAAACGTCTTGGAATTAGAAACCCCCACGGGCCTACCCCCCGAGGGAGATATTGGCTTAGGTGCGTCTTTCGGTGCAGGGTCTCCCTCCTTTTTTTGTGGGTCGCCAGCCTTCTTTTGCGGGACTGTCTCCTGATCATATAGGTTAATTGTATTAACAAGAGGCATATAATGTCCCCTTTCCCTATCGTCTTTAAATTTATCTTGGGCCTTCTCCATCTCGTTGGGTTCAGGGAACGAGCCAGTGTGAACAACTTTCATACCTTGCTCTGGAGTAAGAACACCCAACTCCATAAGACGTATAGCTAATTTAGCTAAGTTGTTGTCATCCATAGTGTCAGTTTTGGCAAATTTGGCTTTAGGCCAAGACCTGAGTCCTGCGGCCTTACATATCCTTCTAATTTCGGGATTAATAAAGTCATTTAAAAAGGACTTTCTAGATTCCTCTAGTCTTTGGAAGAACACTTTCATTTTAATATGCCCATCAGAATACTTTGAATCTCCTATCAAGACATTCTGAAGCCCGTCTTCAATATCCTTGTTTATAACAATATACTTATCAGGGCCGACAACCTTGTTAATATCTGGAATAACAAAATTTGCTTTTGTGGTATAGTCCGAGACAAGAACCCGACCTACACTCTGATTTTTGAAAATCTGTTGCATAGCAGCTAGGTTTTTATGGTTGATGCCGCCCTTATCAGGCTCATTCCCCATAGTCACCAATAAAACAACATTTTCAATTGACCGACTAATTGCCTGATCAATATTCTTTAATTCAATTTTTCTATTGATGTCGTCCAAGACAGAATAACCCACTGGCACAGCCATCGGTTCATAGTCCTGTTTCTTAGAAAAGATAACATGAAGAAATAGCGGATCTAATTTTATTTGGACCGCAGCCATAGCATACCCCGTTCCTGCCGACTTTATGGCCTCCTTCGTCTCTTGGGGGAGAGAGTCAAACATTTCCTTTTCGTATTCTGTCGCTGGTTTTCGTAACCGCGCTATCTCAAAAGGAGTTAAAACTTTAAAATACTCATAACCGCTAAAGGACATTCCACCCTTTGTGGCTATATCGGTAGGGTTAATAAGCAAATATCTAAGGGGGATCTCTTTACGAACGCTTGCTCCATATGCATCTAGCATTTTTTGAGAATTTTTAAGTGGAATCTTGCCGTCAATACGATAAAAGAAAACATTTCCAGAACGGTAATATTCTCTAAAATATTGGGCCTTCAAATCATGCATTCTGATTCGCTTAAACCAAGCTTCAACAAATTTCCTAGATTTTTCGTTACCTCCCTCGACATATATGTCAGAGTCAGCGAATTCCGATAAAAGATCTATAGTCCCTCTAAAGTTCGCTATATTGAAATAAGCCTTCTGACAAAGCTCAACAGCGTGTCCAACGTCAGCGGATTCCTTGGAATAGTTGAAGGGTAATATCCCATCTTCGATGTTATCAAATTTTCCTGCCAAACCAGTTCTTGCGACCCTATTGGTCCTTACAGCAGTCCTCGTTGTGGGGGCATTAAGCCTAGATGCTTCACTAGAGCTATAAATCGACTCACCGATTAATTGAGGAGACGACTCTTCTTCTTGAGGTTTTAGTAAATCTTCTATCGGAGGATCTTTCCTTGTGATGTTCTCCCAATATTCTGATCGTTTGGTGTATTTACGCGGCATATCAAAGTTTACACTAAAGTTATAAAAGTTACTTTGAAACTTTTCAAATTGTAAATGGAACAAATGTGCTCTCTACGCTTTTTTCTGGAGAAGCGTTCTCAGCATCAAAATAAACCTTGGCGAACCAATTCCCTAAAACTAAAGCAGAATAAGAGTCTTTTCTTGCTCTGTGTGGTCCTTTTTGTCTTCTGAGATTCTGTGGCAGGTTAAATGATTGAGATCCTTGTGGGTTAGCTATAACCTCAATATTCGCACATTCAGCTTTTGTTAATTCAACAATTGACTTTTGGTGATCAATGAGATCAATCATCATCGCCCCTTTAGACGCTGACGGAGCTTTTATATCCCATTTAATCTTGTCTATGGGCATGTTCTTTTTTCTTTGTTCGTCAAAATGCGAGTCTACCGCTCTAGAAGCAAATAAAATTCTCTTATGGTCTATTGCTGCTTGCAACATCTCATTAGCATTTCTAATCCAATTGGAAGTAGGCTTTCTTAAGATACAATAGTTTCTCTCTCTAATATTATATTGATTTTTAAAAGATAAGACATCAGAGTGCCAGTTCTCTTGTTTTTCCAAATCAACGTCAACGACTCCAATTTTTATTTTTTGTTCTTTAAATAAAGCACTCTCATTACAAGAGTTGATAAATTGAACGCCTCCATTGTAGTCACCGCACATACCAACAATATTAAAATATTGTATTAAATATAAAAAATACTGCATGTGCTGTTTCAGAGAAACCCCAGCTATCGCATAGCTATGAACCAAACAGACTTTTTGAGCCTCCCTGTCTATTTTAAAAACATGCATGGCAAAATGGTCAGCGTTTGTATTACCCGCCCAGTTAGGGTCAAAAGAAAGCAGATACTCATCACTAGGATTGCCCACTACTTCAACTGCTGGCATTTCTCCGTCATGTATTGTGCAAGCAGCCATCTTGGATAGTTTAAAGTATCCATCACTCTCATCTATGAATTGAGCCCCAAACTCTCTCTTAAACTGCATCTCACTCATAGTAGCCTTCGCCTGTTTAAGCAGATTTTGATCATATAATCTTGGGGGAGCGCAGTCATAACTTAACTGCATTATAAGCCTATAAGCGTCGTCTTTAAAGTCCTCCTCCTCCTCACCCTCGCCTTCTCTTACTGTCTGCCCATATATTAAGTCCTCATACTTTTTATAAAGTTTATACATATACTCAAATTTAAAAGACGGAGATGAAAGAATGATTAACTTATTGTTAGGCCAGACGTATCGTTCTTTTTCTGTCATCTCGCCTTTGTCGATTACTCTGGATTCTAGGTTGTATAGTTCCTCCCTTTCTTGAGGATTCTCTACTACTCCAAGGAAAGGTATAATAACCTCATTGAATATCTTCTCAGGTATCGTGAGAAACTCATCCAACACAATCCTATTAAATCGAAATCCACGGAGTCTTTCACCATTAGCTAATGGTAGGGCTATTGCCCTGCTTGTCCCTATTCTTAAAGTCCACTGGTCAGTTCCCTTGGTTATCTTGAAGCCACATTCCTTTAGTAAGCTTGCTTCGGGTTTGTTGAGTATATCCTCCATCTTTTGGAAGATTTGCTTTGATTGCCTAAAGCTACCTGCAATAACACCTATATTAGAATTAGGATTAAGCAGACACTCTAGCAGAACATAAATAGCTGAAGAGAATGTCTTCGACATACCCCGAGAAAAAACAAACATTGAATAATCAGCCACCATCATCCCCTTGATAGCCATAGCCTGAAAGGGAAATAATTTAATCCCCAAAAATAATTCAGATGTGAATGCTATATTGTTCCTTAAGAACTTATAAAGCAAATACTTGGCGTCCTCTTCTTTAATGCTTCCTTCTAGCTTCTTAAGCTCTTCATTTAAAACACTTGAAGAATAATTAAACCGATATCCTTGTTTTCCTTTTATCCAAGACATTTATTCTTTTATCTATAAAATATTGTAAATCTACGGTCCATAAAGCGCTTCCATGATACAAGATCTTTGGAATTAACTTTTTGGCCCCCGCTCTATTGTAAGCAAATATAATTTGCAGGTTCTCTGGGTAATCTATCATTAGGTTACGGACATTATGCCACAAATATCCAAGATTAGACTTGAACTTAGAAACCTTATTGTGATCTTCTAATTTCTCTATGGTCGTTTCTGCTACAACGAACATATAAGAATTAAATTGAACACATCTGTCCATCTCTCTCCTAAACCTCTCTATGTCTTTGCCGAAGGTCTGTCTAAAATCATCTTGAGCTTTACGGTCAACAAAGGTTTTAGAGTAGTATTTACCCCCAGTAGTATAATCCCCAAAATCTAACTTATTAGTAACACCCTTATTGAAACTCAGAGGAGCCTTCTCTCTAGTGTCTACAAAGATTGGTATCTCATCGCAATCACGATCCCAAAAGTCCTGAGGTAAATTGTTTTTAAAATAATTCCCTATATTGATCTTTTCAAGGAAATTTGAATAAGATCCCCAAAACTTTTTATAATAATAAATATTTGCCATTTCTGACAAATCATAGAAAAGATTAGGAGGAGATATTTTTATATCCTTATGTTTGAATTTGGTTTCTACCCTCCCTTGAATATAGCTTTTAACATCCGACTGAGGGGCAGACTCCATCCATGCGACAAAATTATCGTAATCAATAAAATTGTCCCTGAAGTATTGATCATAAGACCGAAAGGGGATTTTCTCACCAGAGTAGAAATCTTTTTTGTCAAAATGTTTAACGTAATAATCCCCAATGGTTAACGCATGAGCTTTCAAGTGAGAATGAAAGCCTCGCTTTTTATCAAACTTCTTTTCACACTCTAAACAACTGAATTCCATTATAATATTTCCTTTTTCGAGATCCCTAAAATACGAGACTTATACTCGTCCATCGTCTCAAGTCGGTCGGCCTCTTCTTCGATGAGCTTGTTTTGCATTTCTGCCATCAAGATCATTCGATCACGCTCTTCTTTTTCTTGAAACGCTTCGACCAACGCGGAGATACTCCCACTTTGTTCCCCCCTTGCCTTTAAACGCGCCTGACGGCTTCCGTTAAGGTCTTTGGTCAAAGATTCGATTCTCTTCTCACATTGGTTCAACTCGTCGCTAGTGGCCTTTATGATCTCAGTAAGACGCATTGTTAAATCTCTCTCATTATCAGTGTCGTTAAGCATCGTGTTAAGCTTATCAATCCTTTGCTGGATGTGCTTTTGTCTAACGTAGTTCGTGCAAACAGTAATATACAAATTTAATTCATCGTTTGTTAGATCTGGCTTGTCCCACACAGTTCGCACAAATTCACTCTCAAATAAATCTCTATCCCCTACTGTTGAGTATTGGTTTATAAAATGAACGAAGCGAGGGCTTTTTAAATAAAATAAAAGCTTCTCCATCATTCTTTTCTGCTTCGTCTGAATGCCGATCTCCTCAAGCCTCTGCCCAGCCCAGTCGTTTACTTTTTTTATCGCTCTAGAGAGTGATTTCGGAGGAGACCACTTGTCATTAGTCAACATATCATTGTCATCAACAATTTCTGGTCTATACCGACGCAGAAATTCCATAATAGCCCTGTGGGGTTGACTAAGGGGCTGTATTTCCCTATCTTTAAATGCTAACCTCGTAATTTCTAAGGCGTTCATGCCTCTCTCCACATTGTCGCTTAATAAAAATTGTTTTTTCTCAGAGGAAAGGTTTACTTCTTCCACTTTTTCTGCTAACGTGGTAGTGAAAGTTAACTCACTTCTAATTAAAAAGGCTCTTACCGCCCTCCCTTCTTTAGAACGCCCATCTAAATCCTCGTCACCAAAAACCGCTTGGGTAATGTTTTTTAAATCGGGGTTCTTTTTGAACTCTCTTTCGATTTGCTTTTTCTGATCCTCTGTTAATTCTATATTATTCATAAAATATCATGATCTTTCATAATCTTAAGAGCTATATTATAAAATTTCTTTTTTAAATTTGCTATTTGTTTATATCTGGGCTTCTTCCTTTTCGCGGCGTCTGCCTTAAACGCAAATCTCTCCGCTACTTCGTTCTCGTCCATGTGCTCTACATAAAGTAGAAAATATATTTTTTTGTGTTTGTCATTTAGTTGCTCCATGACAAGTTGGTGCAATCTCTTTGAAGCCTTATCGTAATCAACAAAATCTCTTAAATTTGTAGTTCCTTGCCCTACTTCGTCCTCCAGCGCTAAGGGCAACTTTATATTAAAAGCTCTCTCCTTCTTTTTTCTCCATTTATTAAAATCAGGGCAACTTTCATCTTGCTCCCTGCTTTTCGTCCAGTCGCAAGTGGTTGCCCCCATATTATGAGGACACCTCAAACAAGGCTTTGCGAAGCTAGAATAATTATTCCGAATCAGATTCTTTATCTGATTAGATATTATCATAGAAGCCCAAGGCTTAAACGGACGCCTCTGGTCCCAAAGATGCCACTTCTTGTAAATATGGAAACGAATTATTTGGCATACATCGTCATAGTCGATCCACGCCAAGGCACTTAACTGCCATTTGGGTCTATATTTCTTTAAGAGTTCTTCAAGAGCATCGCGCTGGCTATCAAAGTCATCATTCATTAATATCCTTCGTGCGCGAGGAAGAGCAGTCTTTAATTGTTTGATCTAAAAGGGCTTGACCCTCAAGGTCATTAGAGGGGGGTCTCCTCTCATCGCTAGTGTTCAGAGGGGCGGGAGAAGACCAGAGATCGTCTAACGTAGTCTTCGCTGAAGATCCCTCTATGGAAATACCCCCCTTGAGTTTGTCGATATCGATCTCTAATTCAGACTCTACTTCAACCTCTTCTTTTTTAGCAGAAGAAGTCCCTCCCACACTTTCGCCACAGCCAGAGCAGAACTTCGGCTTCGTAACCTCATACAAAATCTTAAACCCACACGATACACAAAAAACCTTATTCATAGCT